GATTAGGTATACATTATGAGAGAAGTCATTGTTGAAATTGCATCTAATTGGGCGCAAGTTGATGCAGAAGGAACTGTTGTCAATGTGATTGCAGCGACCCATGAACAAATCAATGCCCGTGTTGGTGATGGTTTTCTTTATGTTGAGTCATCACCTGAACGACCTGCATTGATGGGTGGTCGCTATTTTGATGACACAGATACTTTCGCACCTTCAGCACCATTTGATTCTTGGACATGGAATGAAGCGGATCGCATTTGGAATCCACCAACGCCGAAACCTAGTGACGACACTTGGACTTGGACAAACCTCGCAGGTGACTACAGCGTTGAGCGTGATGTTTGGATTTGGGATGAGTCCTCGCTTTCTTGGATTGACACACGCCCTGCGTGAAACTGCATTTCCTTTCAGGCTTACCACGAAGCGGTAGCACACTCTTAACTTCCATTCTTTCGCAGAACCCTGCAATACACAGTGAAGGTGTATCAGGATTGTGTGATCTGATGTGGTCAGCATCACAATCTGTGAAGCGCAACCAGCAGTGGAATGGCAACCCTCGCAATACTGAACAGGTTGTGCGTGATCTCCCTGCTCTGTACTATAGGGATGTTCAGAAACCGATTGTGATTGATAAGTGCAGGGCATGGACACTGCCACTCAATATGCAGATGGTTAGGGAATATGTGACATTAAATCCAAAAGTGCTTCTGTGTGTGCGCCCTGTTGATGATGTGGTGCAATCTTTCCAGAAGTTGTTTGCCCGTAACGGGCGTGACGATTTTGAATCCTCACCATTTGCCAGCGAACTATCTATATCTATTGCAGGGGTTAGTAATGCGCTAGAACAGGATGACCCAAACACGTATCTGTTAGTTGATTACAACAATCTATGTGCCAATACAGAACAAGTTCTTGCTGAAATCTATGACTTTTTAGGACTTCCACATTTCGTGCATGATTTAAATAATATTATTAATTTATATCCAGAGGATGACAACGTTTATAATTTGTCGGGTATGCACATGGTTCAGAGTTATATATGTCCACAAATAGTATTGTAAAATAGGCGCATGGCAAGACGTAGACCTGGGCTTAACCCCAACTTCAACCTCGGACAGCACATGCTGGACGAACAGAAAAAGTACGATGCTATTGACCAAGCACGTAAAGAGACACTTCGTGGCATAAGTAAACAGCGAATTGCTGGCGGTGCTGAAGTTGACGAAAGTGGCAAGCCAGTATTAAACGAAGAAACTAACCGTGAACGCCGTATAGATGAGTTGCCGTTTCTTGACACTGTGCACGTGGCTCAGATTGCCAACAAACCAGACAACCCTAGAAACTATGGTCAAGGACCTTCGGCAAGTACTCGCCTATGTTCCCACAAGTTTGTAATTGACCAACCTTTGTTTAATATCTACGGTGCTGAAGTTGGGTTTATTTACGTACGTTTTCACAAAAAAGGAAAACGTGGTACTGACTGGGCATATGGCCCGTTTAGTTTTGAAACCTATAAGCAATTTGCAAACAGTTCTTCAAAAGGACATTTCATTAATACAACTTTGAATACCGCTCATAGACCAGCAACTCCTGAAGAAGTTTCAAAATACTTTGGAGATTTCAGCCCAAGTAGCCTAACTGACTCGGCAGGTATTAAACTGAACTGATGAAGAAACTAAACGTTGTACAAGGTGTTGGGAAACTTTACTGGATTTACAGAGATATTGCAAAAGAAAATACACCAAGAGTCTGCAAAGCATTTATGCACGAGATAGGCGGGTATTGGAGAAAAGGTAAAGGCATCCAATTTAAATATAAAAAATATATATTTCAAATAGGTATTTGTAAAAAATACCCAACCGATAGTGAAGAACAAGGATTATTGTCCGTAGTTAATGGTCGCAATTTAGACTATGACCCAACTGAAATAGGAACATGGTAATGAGTATTTGGAAAAAAGTAGTAGACAATACAAACAATTCTTCCCGTATTGGGAAAATGGATAAACCATCTTTACTTAATTGGCTTGATACAAGCCTAATGGAACTGGGTGGTTCTCTTGACAGATATAGGTTTCATAACGGTGAGTTTTCTGAAGTAACAGAACTTATTAACATTGTTAATGAACTACACACTGCTCTGTGTTCAAGAATTGCAGAAGGCAAGTAATGCAAGAAACAGACCCAGAATTAGACGAACTTCAGCAGGTTCTAGACATTGAGGAATTAGCGCCAGAACTAGATGAAACATCTGCTGAATTTGTTGACATGCTGGTGAAACGTATTCTTATATTTACAGAAGAATTTTGTGACGTTGAGTTTTTTCCTTATCAAATACCTATTGCTTATCGCTTAATTGAATCCGTTATCTTAGGTGATGGTGACGAGTTGACAGTTATTGCCACACGTCAGTCTGGAAAGTCAGAAGTAATGTCTGCGGTAATGGCTTCACTAATGGTTATCCTTCCAAAACTTGCTCCCGTATACCCAACGTGGTTGGACAAGTTTGAAAAAGGATTTTGGTGTGGTGTGTTTGCGCCAACTGAAGACCAAGCAGACACGGTGTTTAGCCGTATCGTAACAAAACTTACAAGCGATCACGCTTTGAACTTCTTACTTGACCCAGAAATTGGAGATAAAGCAGCGTCTGGAGGCGCTCGTGGTAAGGGAAAGATTATTAATCTTAAGAACTCTGGGTCGCTTTGCCGTATGCAAACCTGTAACCCAAAAGCAAAAATTGAATCAAAAACGTACCATTTTGTAATTGTGGACGAGGCTCAAGAAGCCGACGAAGTAATGATTACTAAATCCATCAAACCTATGTTGGCGTTCAATAACGGAACCATTTGTTTAACTGGTACTGCTAACCGTAATAAATCTTATTTTTATAAGATGATTCAATTCAACAAACGACGCTTAGTAAATGCTGGAAGGCGTTATAGACAAGCACACTTTGAATATGATTATAGAGTAGCGTCTAAATATAACAGCAACTATGGAAAGTTTATCTCTAAGGAAAAACTACGCATTGGTGAAGATTCTGACGAATTCCAAATGTCCTATTGCAATCGTTGGATTCTTGAAAAAGGTATGTTTGTTACTGAGGAACGTATGGAAAGGTTATATGACCAATCCATGCCATTAATTAAAGAATGGTGGAGAACTCAAGTAGTTGCTGGTATTGACGTTGCCCGTCAAACTGACTCTACAGTGGTAACTGTTGTTTGGGTGGATTGGGACCACCCTGATGCCTTTGGTTTCCACGAACATAGAATCCTCAATTGGTTAGAAATTAACAACCAAGAATGGGAAAAACAGTATTTTGAAATAGTTGATTTTTTGCGCCATTACGAAGTGATGAGAGTTGGCGTAGACTCCCAGGGTGTTGGAGGGGCGGTAGCAGAACGGTTACAACTACTTCTTCCAGATATTGATGTTATTGCAATGTCATCTGATTCCAAAGCACAGCATGAGCGGTGGGTGCACTTAACCGAACTTATCCAGAGAGACCAATTGGTTATCCCTGCCCATTCAAAAGCACGTCGCACAAGAACATGGAAACGATTTAATCAGCAAATGAGCGATTTGGAAAAGGTTTACAAAGGTCCATACCTTCTAGCCGCCGCACCTGACGAAAAGGGAGCGTTTGACGACTACCCAGACTCCCTAGCCTTGGCGTGTTCCATGAGCATTTTTGAGACCATGCCAGAGATACAAGTAGGGTACTCTCCGTTTTTTAGATAATATGTGCACTAAAAAAATGGTAATATGTGCACTAAAAAAATGGTAAAGTTGTGCTACCGAATATTCACATTTGGAGGAATATAACAATGAACGTAGCACCATCACCGATGTTTCCAGAGAAGACCCCAGTAATGTTTGAGCAGACCTATGCTCCAAGCATCCCTGGTAACAAAGGTCCATTGCGCTTTGAAGAAGGTGTGGCAACTGACACAGATGTTCCAAACGACTTTAGTCGTGGAGCATACTTTGATACAGCCCCGTCGCCAATGCGTCAAAACCAACCAAACCCAGAAAACGTGTTTAAACACGCTGAAGAAACCATGCGTGAGCGTGCTCACGTAGGTTCTGCATCGTGGGTTGAAGCCCCTGCGCTTCTTTCTGACTTCGTTACTGGTGCAGTTGCTGGCGACGGTATGCCATCATTTGAGATGGAGTACAACAGTGGCGCTCACATGGCAAGGCCAAACCCAACCGTAGTATTTGACTGATTAATTAGTCGCAATACGACTAATTTTGTATAGTCATGGCTAATACAGGCGCTAGTCCACGGGGTCGCAGTGGCGACCCTAGAAGGCTTATTAAACCGCTAACTACGTCACTATCTGGTATCCCCATTGGTGGCGCAGGCCAAGGTGGTGGTTTATATGACTTTAGCGCAATGCGCCAAGCCCGTTGGTCAGAGTTTTATAATACACAACATACCCACAAAAATATGGGTTATGACTTTGCTATTAAAAACAAGTTTGCTCCACATGATGCTGGACGTAGAACTGGGTTTATTGGCGGTGGTTACACATCAATCCGCAGAGAATCCAGTAGTTCTAAAGTTGTCCAAGAGCCGCTAGACCATTTTAAACCTCATAAGGCTTTTGTACACCTTAGAGGTGCTGGTGTTACCCCTCGTATTCGTTTTATGGACACCTCTCGCATGCGTAGCAGGGCTAAAAACATTTATAACAAGGCTAACCCTCAAAACCTTAATGACCTAGATATTCAGCGTCGTATGGACTATTCTGAAATTAAGCAACTTCGTGTTGGGAATAACGGTATCGGACTCCGTGGAAAGAACTTCGGGGAGTGACCAATGACCGATGCGTGGGCGATTATCATTGCGGCTGCTATACCCGTAGTAGGAACTGGAGTCGGTTTTCTTATAAGGGAATTCAAAAACTTCAGAGTAGAAAATCGTCAAGATCACGCAAACGTAATGTCCGAACTCCGTAAGGTTCGTCATGGTGTAGAAACTGTTGCAGGGCGTTTAAACACACATATTGACTGGCATATGGATAAGGAAAAGAAATAATGTCACAGTTTAAAAACATCATGCTTCGTATCCTTGCTACCTTTGCAGCATCAGGCTTAGGCGTTATTGGTGCAGGAGCAATTGCTGGAGTGCCTCTTTGGAAAGCCTGCTTTATGGCTGGTATTGCTGGAGTTGCCTTTGTAGTAGAAGGGTTGTCAAGGGCATTTCTTGACGATGGTAAACTTAGTCTTGACGAAATTAACGCCGTATTCAACAAAGTTGACGGGAAAGACGGAGATAAAAAATGAGTAAAGTTGCATGGGATTACATTGTTCCAGTGGTATTGCCAACAGACCTTAAGGGTGTTACACCTGGCAAGTTGCCAGCCAAACTACTAGTCCCCGCAGTAGGCGGTGGAAAGTTGCACCATATCGCTGCTAAGGCATGGGCAGCAATGGTTGCTACCGCAAAGGCTGAGGGTATTGAACTCAAGCCGACCAGTGCAGGCGACACGTATCGTGAATACGAGTTGCAGAAAAAAGGCTTCCTACAACGCTACAGCCTTGAAGATACGGGAACAGGTAAAACAAAGACCTTTGAAGGAAAGACTTGGTATTTGAAGAAGGGCATGGCAACTCTTGCTACTCCTGGCAAGTCCCAACATAATCTTGGTATTGCTGTTGATGTTGCTAATGCTGCCGAGCCAAAGCGTTTGAAATGGCTCATTGACAACGTTAAGAAGTTTGGTTTCTCGTGGGAAGTAGTTCCTGAAGAACCTTGGCACTTGCGTTACGTATGTGGTGATAATCTCCCTCAAGCCGTGGTAGAGTACACGCAAAGGAAAGAAGCGCAGTAACAAGTTAACAATCTGGAGCACAATTTGTCAAATGACTCATTACTAAACGATTTACTCAACCCATTAAAAACCACAAAAACATCACCTTGTAAAATTGGAAGGATTGTTAAAGACCTTCCTACTAACGAGCAAGACGCACTTGTAAAAGCCGTTGAACTTGTTCGTGATTCTGATGCTCAAGGCAAGAGCAAGGTGTATAGTTCTGTTTGGCTTTCTAAGGTGTTGCGTAAAAATGGATACCAAGTTAGTGTAAGTACCGTACAACGACATGTAAACAAGGAGTGCTACTGTGAGTAGTTTAGAATCGGATTTAACAACACCATCTCAGGACAAGACTAAGTTGCTTGGCAAACTAGTTGAAATGCTTGAGAAAAAGAACATTGATATCAACGAGATTGGCGACATTAAACGTGTCAAGTTGTATCAAGCACTTACAAAAGATGCAGAAGGTGAAGCACAGGTTCATGACCTTGCTGCAATTCAATTTTCACCTAAGTGGGAAACTGGTCCTGAATGGCCTGTTATTCAACAAGGTCCTGCAATTAAATTGCCAACACCTAAAGCAAAGAAAAAGAAAGCAACTACGTTTAAAACTTGCGTAGTTCCACCTGACATTCAAATTGGTTACTACCGCAACCGTGAAGGTGTATTAGAACCAACGCATGATGAAAAGGCACTTGAAATTTGTATCAAGGTAATTGAAGATTTACAGCCTGAAGTTATTGCATTAGTTGGTGACAATCTTGACCTTCCTGAAATGGGCAAGTATGTGACATACCCTGCGTATGCACAAACTACGCAAGCATCAATTGACCGTGCAACTTTGTTCTGTGCTCAACTCCGTGCTGCTGCTCCAGATGCAAAGATCATTTGGCTTGCAGGAAACCACGAAGAACGTATGCCTAAGTACCTTGTACAAAATGCAGGTGCTGCTTATGGTCTTCGCAAGGGAAACACACCAGACTCATGGCCTGTTCTTTCAGTTCCATACCTTTGTCGTATGGACGAATTTGGTATTGAGTACCGTCCAGGGTATCCAGCATCTGATTACTGGGTCAATGAAAAGTTACGTATTATTCACGGTGACCGTGTGAAGTCATCAGGTTCAACTGCACATGTTTACCTTAACAACGAAAAGACGAGTGTTATCTATGGGCATATTCATCGCATTGAAACGGCTTTTAAAACACGTGAAGATTTTGATGGTCCACGAACCATTATGGCTGCTTCTCCTGGCTGCCTTGCTAGAATTGATGGTGCTATTCCTTCTACTAAAGGTGGCGTAGACCTTGATGGTCGCCCACTTACTCGCCATGAAAATTGGCAACAAGGGTTGGGCGTTGTTCGCTACGAAGATGAGGGTGCTCACCGTTTCTCATATGATGTAATTCCCATCTATAATGGATGGGCTATTTATCAAGGCACTGAATACTCAGCCGAATAGCCATGACTACCATTGTTGGTGTGCAGGGAGATGGATTTGCAGTTATCTGCGTAGATTCACGTATCTCTACCATGTTTGCAGGTGGTCTTGCCCAAGTAGGAACACTTAAAGAAGGGTCAAGCAAGGTATCAACTAATGGAAAATATTTACTCGGCGCTGCTGGAGATGTGCGGGCGATCAACATTCTCCATCATGTATTTCAACCGCCCACTCCACCACCAAACCTTAGAGGGAAGAAACTTGACCAGTTCTTTACGGCGAAGTTTATACCAGCGCTCCGTGAGTGCTTTGATGCACAAGGATACTCAGTCCCAGACCTCAACGAAAACAAAGAACACATTGCAGAACAAGGGTCAAGCATCCTAGTAGCAATCAATGGCACTATCTACATAGTGGATGGTGATTACTCATGGGCTTCCGAATCCAATGGTATTTATTCAGTTGGTTCTGGGTCTTCCTATGCGCTAGGTGCTATGCAGGTACTTTTACGCAGTAAAAAAGTAACCCTACATCAGGCTAAAAGCAGTGCACTTCGGGCATTAGCCATTGCTTCTAAGTTTGACCCCTATACTGGTCCTCCGTATCAGACGTTTGTGCAAACTCAAGAAGTAAGCACTAAACGTCGTAAAACGGTATAATCAAAACAGCACATAACTAAGGAGCAATAAATATGGCAAAACAAATCAAACCAGCAGAACTTGCTGACGTGGCTACGAAGGGCGGTGTTCTTGGCGTTATTTCGTATTTGTTTTCAACATACAACGTAGACCCTGCTTTGAACATTGTTGTTCTTCCAGCAGTAATGTATGTTCTTAACGCACTTAGCACTAAGGTTGGTGACCCACAGGTTGCTAACTTCTTTGCAAAGCAGAGCAAGGTTGTTGAAGTAGCAGTTAAGCAAACTGTAGCAAAGCCAGTAACTAAAGCAGTTGCAAAGACAACACCTAAGAAAAAAGCAAAGTAAACTAAATAAATGCCCATTGATTTTTGGTCACCGTCTTATCGTGCGGCTTCTAGTGACCTTACGGTATCTATATCCCCGTTAGGTCTTGTTGAACTTGCAGACGAAGAATTTGAGGTACACGGTCCACGCTTGAACCGCTATGCGGCAGCGTGGGCTTGGTACCTTGGGCACCATTGGTCATACCGCCGTGAAATGGGCGAATCACAGTTTTATCTAAACTATGTTCGCACAATGGCAGACTACATCACTAACTTTTGTTTTGGTAGAGGTGTGCAGTTTAAAGTACCTGAGCAAAACAACGCCATTATCCCTCACCTTTTAAATGACGTTTGGGATGGGCACAATAACAAGCATTATGTTTTGTGGGAAATGGGGCAACTTGCCGCCGTTACTGGTGACTGCTTTGTAAAGGTTGCTTATGAGGAACCATACGTAGACACTGTTGGTATTCCGCATGAGGGACGAATTCGTATTATCCCTCTAAACCCTGCCCACTGTTTTCCTGAATACCACCCGCATGACCGTGACAGAATTATCCGATTTAAATTAAAGTATCGTTTCTGGGGTACATCGCCAGAAGGAACTCGTCAGGTTTACACCTTTACTGAAATCCTTACTGACGAAATGGTTGAGCAGTACATCAACGATGAACTTATTGACCAGTATCCAAACGCTATTGGAATGGTGCCTATTGTCCACATTCCAAATACCACCATTTCTTCTTCGCCTTGGGGTCAGTCTGACATTTGGGATATCATCCCTCTTAACCGTGAACTCAATGAAAAAATGGCTGAAGTATCAGACATTATCAACTATCACGCCGCTCCTGTAACCATCATTACTGGTGCTAAGGCTTCACAACTAGAACGTGGACCTAAGAAGGTTTGGGCTGGCTTGCCTAAAGACGCAAGCGTATTTAACCTTGAATCCAGGGGAGAAATGGCTGGCGCTTTGGAATACGTCAATTTCCTAAAGCGTGCCATGCACGAAATTACAGGTATTCCTGAAACTGCTTTAGGTCAATTCCAACCAGTGTCTAACACTTCTGGTGTTGCTTTGGCTATTCAATACCAGCCATTGATGAACCGTTACACAATGAAAAAGGTTCACTTTACAAAGGGTCTTGAAAAGATTAACGAAATCATTATTCGTACTGCGGCTGTGTTTAGACCAGAGATGTTAGTTTATAATGGTCTTAAGGCTGCTCAACCAGAACGGGATAACTTAACCCAGTTAGACCCTGCTGACCCAATTACTTATAAAACAACGTGTCATTGGATTGACCCGTTGCCAACAGATGTTCTCATCAAACTTAACGAAGTACAATCTAAAATGGCGCTTGGGCTTGAATCCAAACGTGGTGCTCTTAAGATTTTGGGTGAGGAGTTTCCGAACGAAAAGATGGAAGAAATCTTTGAGGAACTCATGGATGACGCTATTGACCAAGGCGCACTTGACATGCTTCGTTCGCAAATACAAATGGCAGTGATGATGGTAACAGGAATGATTCCTGGTGAAAATGGACCTCAGCCAGCAAGCGCTGGTGGTTCTGATGTATCATCTGCTGGTGGTTCTGAAGGAGTAATGCCTGGAACGGCAGTAAATCCGATAGAATCAGATTTAATGAATCAATTGGTAAGTAAGGCTTACGGTGCTAGGTTCGCCCAGCAACGTAGTCCAGGCGAAGATTAATCAGTAAATAAAAACAGTTAATATCAGCAAAGCTAGCGAGGTTATACCTATGGCAAAGCAACCATCCCCAGAACAAGACTCTGTAGTCATTGGCACAGAGAATCCTGTTGTAGAGCAAGAACAACCAAAGGAAGTTGTAAAGAACTTTACAATTGACGATGTTGAAAGTGCTCGCAAACAGGAGAAGGACAAGATGTACAAGCGTCTTGAAGAAGCCGATGTACGTGTAAAGAGCATGGAAGAACAACTTAAGATTATTTCTTCCGAACGTGAAGAAGCCCTTAAGAAGGCTGAAGAACAAGCACAGCGTGAGGCTGAAATCCTTAAGAAGCGTGAGTTTGAAGAACTTACGGCAAAAGAGTTACTTCTTAAGCAGGAAACCGAATTCAACAAAAAGATTAATGATGTTGAAAACGAGTGGAAAGCACGCCTTGAGGAAATTGACCGTGACCGTCAAGCACAGGCTGCCCTTCTTGAAAAAGAGCGTCGCCACCAAGAAATTCAAACTTATCTAAACCGTCGCCTTCAGGAAGAACAAGAAGCAATTATTCCTGAATTGCTTGGCTTGGTTAGTGGAAATTCTGAAGATGAAATTGAAACTGCAATTGCTAAATACAAAGAAGCAAGTTCTGCTATATTTGAAAATGTCCAAAGAGCAACTGCGGAAACGCAGGTTCGCTTTAAAGGTGCAGGTGTAACAGCCCCACCTGTTGGGCCGATGGAAACTCAAATGGAGCAGCAAACGTTGACTGCGGAAGATATTCGTAATATGTCAATGGACCAGTATCAAAAAATGCGTGACAGGCTCTTGAACGCACGTTCTTCCAGAGGGCGTTTTTAAACTCTGGTAGAATTTAAAATAACCCATTAACATTCCTTACGGAGGATAAAAAAACATGGCATATCCAGGCCCAGCAGGTGGTGCAGTCACAGGTGCTGACCTTTCGGCAATTACGACGACAGGTTACTCAAGTGATGCAAATGCCAGGTCTCACCGTCAACTTCATGCGTTACAACAACCTAGGTGTTGATGACACCAACGGTGCAGTATTGACTGAAGGTGTACGTATGGAGCCTTCCGCTCTGTCGGCATCACAGATTCAAATTACTGTAAAAGAACAAGGTAAGTCGGTTGCAGTAACCGAACTTCTCTTGAACGCATCATTTGATGACGTTATGGCATCGTCCAGTCGTCTTCTTGGTCGTCACATGGCACAGTCAATGGACGTTCAGGCACGCAACACCTTGTACGCCGCAGGCGTTCCATTCGGTGGCGGTGCAGCCGTTGCTCCATCGGTAGTCTTTGGTCGCAAGACCAACGGTTCAACCCGTGGTTCAATTGCTCCTTACGAGTACTCGGCAGCAGGTTCGGCTTCGGCTCCTGGCTACCTCTCACCAGCAACCATTAAGGACGCTGTTGAAATTCTCGCAGGTCAGAACATCCCACGCCTTGGCGATACTTACGTTTGCTTCGTTCACCCATCACAGAGCCGTGCGCTTCGTGACTGGCCTGAATTCATTGAAGTAACAAAGTACGCTGCACCTGGCAACTTCATGCTTGGTGAAATTGGTCGTCTGTATGACGTAGTGTTCATTGAAACCACTCAGGTTCTTAAGGGTGGAACGAACATTGTTGACTTGGCTCCAGGAACCAGCGGTTACCAGGACCCAACCTCAACCTCATACAGCGCAATCATGATCGGTGACAACGCATTTGGTCAGGCAATCGCCTTGCCAGTTGAACTCCGTGACGGTGGCGTAATTGACTTTGGTCGTGAGCATGGTCTCGCTTGGTACGCAATCTGGGGCTTCGGCGTAATTACCGCAGAATCCCGTGTGATTTTGAATACCAAGGGTGGAGCAATTGACTCTAACTTCTAATCTTTAGGGACTAGAATCAAGGGGCGATGGTGGTGTAAACTACCATCGCCCCTTTAGTATTACACGTACAACACTAGGAGAAATAAAATGCCAAGAAAAACAAATCAATTTGCAGAATCAGTTGAGGATGACGAAACTGAAGTAGCAATCCCAGTTCCTGAAAAGGAAAGTGGTTTTAAGCAAGCACGTATCAAAGGTACCTGGACAATGTTCTGGGGCGGTGACATGTATAATTTTGTAGATGGAAAAACATTCAACATCCCACAAGAGTTGTTTGACCATCTAAAGAATTACGGCAATATCTACGACACTCTCTAAGGAGTACTATGGCGGGTTTTACAATCCCCAACGCACCTGATACTGATAAATCAACGCTAGACCAGTCCGAACCAGACCGTGTTGATTTTGAAATTCTAGGAAATAGAAGGAAAGGTGTTGTTACTGGTGGTGAGGTTACCTCAGTATCTGGAACAACGGTGGCAGTTACTGCCGCAACCATTGCATATGAGGGGGCTGATTACGCCCTTGTAGTAGCACGGTTTGCAACGGGGGCTGTAAGCCTTCAAACGGTGACTGGTACAGCAAGTACCACTAACCCATTGTTTCCTGTATTAGCAGCAACCGATGTTGTATTAGCCGCAGTACTACGTCGCACTAGTGCATCTATCGTAACTAACGACATTATTGATAAGCGTGCATTCTGCTTGCCAAGTGTTCAAGCATTGTCAATTGTTAATGCTGACGTAAATGCCTCAGCCGCAATTGCTTACAGTAAATTAAACCTTGCTAGTAGCATTACTTCATCAGACATTGTTAACGGTACTATTGCTACTGGTGACCTTGCTGATGGGGCAGTTACTACTGCAAAACTTGCATCGGGTGCTGCACAGGCTGGGTTTAATTCCACCATCAATGCTCAAACTGCAAGTTATACGTTGGCTCTATCTGACCTAGGTAAGTTAGTAGAAATGAGCAGTACATCTGGTCTTACTCTTACAGTACCTTTGGAATCATCTGTGGCATTTGCAGTTGGTGATCGTATTGACGTTCTTCAGACTAATACTGGTCAAGTAACATTTGCTGGGTCTGGTGGTGTAACCATTAACTCAGAAAACTCTAAGACTAAACTAAATGGTCGTTGGGCTGCCGCAACATTAATCAAGCGTGCTACTAATACTTGGGTGCTTCTCGGAAACATTACCGACCTGACGGTGTAAATATGATACCTGGAGTAGTTAGTTCAGCAGGTGGTCTAACAGCACCAACCCCTACGTTTTCTGCGGTTACCTCCACAGATACTGGCTTCTATTTCACCATTAGTAACTACAATTCAAACTTTAGTTACGCCGTAAGTACGACTACTGGAACTGTGGTTAGAGATGGTGCTACAGTAACGCAAGGCGGTGTGAGTTACAGCACTTCAGCAACTGTGACTGTAACAGCGTCTAAGCCTGGTTGGATTAGTAAGTCAGCAACACGAAGCGGAACTTCTAATGCTGCTCCTCCTGCTCCTCCACCGTGCGTACCTGCTGGTTGTACCCCTTCTTGTGGTACTGCTACATTTTCTGGGGCAACAGCCTGCGGTGGTTCTATTATTTGCTCAGGTTGCCCAGGTTGTACGTATGGAGATAGAAGGTGGGCTTTAGATTGCTACACATATAGTCAGCAATCTTGTGTTTATAACTGTGGTATTACCTACTACAGAACTTGTGAAAGTTTCTGTGTAGACTCAACTGTTAGTTCATCATGTTGCCCATCATTGTAAGGAATACTAAATGTCTGAAGAAAGTAAAAAACCAACTGTTTTTGCATTTGTTGTAGACGGAGAAGTTGCATGGTTGCATGGGTTTGATTACCGTGCCGAACAAGCAATTGCTGCGATGCAATCAAATCCAGTAGTAGTTGAATGTCCACAAGAAATTGTTGATCTAATGATTCCCAATGGTGTGCCTGACTATATTGGTTGGACATATGCTAACGGCGTGTATAGTCCACCAGTATGAGCGCATGGTCTGAATATAAAAAGAAATTAGGGGAGACTCGTCCTTGGGATTTGCTTGACCCTAACATTCCACGAGCAACTGAAACAGATGCGGACAAACGTTTAAACATTTGCGAGGAATGTCCCGATTTCATTAAACTTACAAAACAATGTAAACAATGCGGTTGCATTATGCCCGCAAAAGTAAAATTGCTTGCTTCTACTTGCCCACTTGGAAAGTGGTAAAAACTTGGGGTTCTAAACCCTAGTACAATAAAATGGTGGAAGAAAGACCAATTCCTAGACCATCTGGAACCATCACGGATATTACACGTATTCGTAGGACTATGACAAAAAGAAAAAGGGATGAATACCCAAGCGTCAATTTCCCAGAACAAGACACCATTCCAGGAGCCGACTCTAAAGGAGAAACTGTATGAGCACCCATAACGAAGTATTGTCTGAGGTTGTTGAAATTGCTCGTAACTTTCTTCGTGATTTTCCTAAGTTCTTTCAAACTGCCTTTGATGTACAAACAAGAACATTTGAGTTAGGTCACCCTAACATTGATAAAGATTCTTTGTACATTGCCATATACACATCCAATACACCTGTTGAGTTGGCTGCCTCTGCATTTAACCTTGACCAAAGAAACGGTATTGTTCGCCTAACTAGTACCCCTCCTGCTAACAGTCGCCTTATGGTTGAGGGTTATTACTATGAATGGGTTCTTCCAAGTGACCTTAATTTTTATGCTAAACACGCTATGGAAGCACACAGTCACAACCTTGACATTCCACTAGAACTTGCTACTCCAGCAGTTATTGACGTAGTGGGTATAGCGGCCCTTCTAGGGGCTTTGTGGGCGCTTATGACGGAGTATAGCCGTGACATTGACGTAATGACCTCAGAGTCTGTGCACATCCCTGGAAGTCAACGATTTAATATGGTTCGTACCCTAATCCAGGGTTGGGAAGAAGAATACCGCAAGGGTGCTAAAGCCCTTAATATTGGACCTGAGCGCATAGAAGTAATGAACCTTCGTCGTGTTTCTCGCACCACTAACCACTATGTGCCTCTTTACAAAGCAAGAGAACTTGGCGATTATGGTCCAATTGAGCGCATATTCACAGACCAAGACCATCAGCATATTAAGTACCAAGTAGAAGAACCGTTGCGTGAGGACGTTTTTGTGGACGTAGACCCACCAATTGCTACTACCACAAATGCGTTTTACTAATGGATATTCGTACTGAAGTAGGCTTAATCAGAAAACATTATCGGGAATATACCCGTAATGTTGGTGAGTCAATTATTTATTATGAGTTCATACCCTTTGGGCAATCCGCAAGCGCTGGGTCATTCTTTGATGACGTATACGATGAAAGCGTTTCTGGGACTGGTGGACGTAGGTACAAAAACGGTGTAGTTATTCCTACGCTTATGATTACAGAAACTGAAGACCAAAAGCGTTCAATCCCTGAAGGTCGTCAACCAGTTGAAGTTTCTAACTTTGTTTGCTCATTAGAAGACCTCCGTGACGCTGGGGTATCAGACCCTTTTGAATACCGAAAACACTTAAATGATATGTTTCAGTATGACGGTAGGTATTTTACTGTTACTTCATATAAAGTTCGTGGTCGTGCAAAAGACGACATTATGGTAACCATTGAAGGTCTTGAAGTGTACTTTAACGAGGAGTACGCATTTGACCCAGACCTTGTATTTACCTCAGTTGCCAACTTGCCTTGGCCCTCAACATTTGGCAAAGTCTGATAAACTTGAATTAACTTTGACGAGCGTCAAAGGGTTCAACGCCTAGAAGTATTTGGAGTGCTATGGATGCACAACCTTCATCTCCTGCTGTACGTACTTCTAGACCTTCATTTATTGACGGTGAATTAGAGATTGTTAGATACGCTCAATTCCTCGCAACAGAATACCCAAAGGCACTTCGTAAAGCCATTAAGCAGGCTGTCAAAGAAGAACAAAGCGCTTTGCAAGAGGCGGCTAGTAACGATGGTGATTGGAACCAACTAGCCAACAGTATGTCAGTTAGATACAACACAGAAACTGCTGATGTTGTTTATGGTGTAACTACTGGTAAACAAGCGATGCAAAAAGCAACTGATTTAGAGTATGGCGTTCCTCAACAAAACGCTCCACGACCATTGCTTCGTTCCTTTGCCAAGTCTCGTGAACATGACTTTGGAAAAAGGGTTGAGACTTTAGTGGAACTGGAATTAAGGAATAAATACCGATGAAGACTGGTTTTCTCCTTGCCGAAGATGAGGCTCTTAAAAACCTTTTTAGGAACCTTACCGTAACCGATGACAGAGACAACGCACGTGAAGTGCAGGTATTCTTTCGTTATCCAGAAGGCGAAACTGAGCGTTCGTACCCTTTTATTACTTTAGAACACATTGACATTGTTCACGCTCGCAATCGTCAACATTCTGAAACAGAAATCCTATACCAGACAGGAAAACAAGGGGCACCTGCAATTCCAGGTACGTCTTCGTACCGTATGGATTACTGGCCTAGCACTTCTGCTTCTTTTAATTATATAACGAACAAAAACAACTATGATTATTTAGAAGCAAACGAGCATGTTCCAGTAGACCTGCTGTATCAGATTTCTACCTTTACTCGTTCAGCAATACATGACCGCCAATTGACTGGCACCATCCTTGCTCAAGTTCTTCCGTTTAGAAGGGGTTTTATTGAAATCCCTGCTGATGGAACTATCCGTCGTCTTGACCTTTTGGATTGGACAACGGCTGACCTACTTGACCCTGAAGCAGGTTATCGCAAGCGTATTTTTCGTAAGGTTTATACCATTCAAATGACAGCAGAGATACCTTCATCTCAAGTTATTGGAAGGCATGCAGTTTCTGAGGTACTTGGCTCAGTAGGTCAAATCCATTCAGAAAATAACGGTGTTTATACTATGAGTAACGAGCCTACAGAACCATTTTCTGTAAGCGAGTAACTACAAATTGAGGCATAATAGTGTGTAGTTTTTTTGATGTATACTTTCATTAAGGAGTAACAATGCCATATTCACGTCCTGGAGTTTACGTAACAGAGGGTGCTTTCTCGTCTAACGCCCAATCTGGCTCAACCACAACGGCTGCTGGCTTTGTTGGTTTTGTACCACGTGGTCCAATTGTCCCAACTAAGGTAAGTTCATGGACTGCCTATAAGAACTTGTTTGGTGACCTAGACCCAGATTACGATTTGTCTTATTCGGTATACCATTACTTTGCTAACGGTGGTCGTGACGCTTATGTATCACGAGTGTATAACTCGGTAACAAGCGCACCAGCATCTGCTGCAACTGTAAACGTGGCTGGAACTGTTAACGGTGGTTCGTCAACTACTGTATTCAAGTTGTCGGCTCAAAACCCTGGTGTTTGGGGAAACAGCCTTACAGCAACCGTTACTGCTGGCTTGGTTACTGGTTCTGAACCAACTTTTACCCTAGTTATTAAAAACAGCGGTGTGGAAGTAGAGCGTTGGGGTGAAATTAGTTTGGACCCAACTTCAAACCGTTATGTATCTGCTGTACTTAACAATTATTCTAACTTGGTAACTGTTTCAAACATTGCAACTTACTCAAGTGCTTATACTGTTACTGCTGTAAGCAACTCAGCGTTTGCTAATGGTTCGGCAGGAACAGCAACAAGCATTGAAACAGCCACTGAATGGCAATGGGCAGTAAGCCGATTTGATTCGGTTGTTGAGCCACTGATTCTTAACTTGGTTGGTATGACTACTTCTTCAGTAGTAAACAACGCTATTACCTACTGTGAAGGACGTGGAGATTACTTCTTGGTAATTGACCCAATTGATGTTTCAAGTGGTTCTGATGCGCTGTCAGCAGTCAGTGGATTTACAGCGTCTTCATATGCCGCAGTTTACTATCCAAAACTGGTAATGATTGACCCTGCTAAATCAGGTGCTGCTGCTATTAAGACAACCTTGCCAGCAGGTGCAATTCTTGGATTGTACAGCCGTGTAGAAGCAGAGCGCACAGTTGCTAAGGCTCCTGCTGGTTACGCTTACGAACTTCGTGGTGCTTACGGATTGGCAACGTCCTTTACCGAAACAGAACAAGGCACGTTGTACGATGCAAACATCAACACTTTGAAAGCAATTCCTGGTGCTGGTGTAATCATCAACGGTGCACGCACGCTTAAGAAGACCGACATTAGCAAGTATATTCCAGTACGTCGTAGTCTTAACTACGTTAAATCACGTGCTAAGTCGCTTACAGACTTTGCGTTGTTTGAACCAAACAACGAAGGCTTGTGGGTAAGCATCAATACACGCTTGTCAACTTTCTTGCAAGCGTTTTGGAACGCAGGTGGATTGAAGGGTCGTACCGCACAGGAAGCCTTCTATATCGTTTGCGATTCTTCAAACAATACAGCAACCTCAGTAGAAAATGGCGAAGTACACGTTCAAATTGGTGTGGCATTGCAAACACCTGCCGAATTCATCGTTGTTGAAGTTAGCCAGTTCACTGGTGGCTCATCATACACAGAAAACCTTTAAGGAGTAAATAATGGCTTTAGCACAACGCACCGACCCTCTACGTAACTTTAAGTTTAAAATTATGATTGAGCCTACGGGCAACCTTGCAACCCTTGCACCAAACCTTCCACGTTTGGGCTTTGCTGAAATGTCAGGATTGAGCGTAACCAACGAACTCATTGCCTACCGTGAAGGTGGTATGAACACTCACCCACATAAGATGGTTGGTCAGTCTGACTTCCCACCTGTATCGTTCTCACGTGGCGTTTTTGCTATGGATAACGGTCAGGAACAAGGTGACGGTGGCATGTGGGCATGGCAACAGTTCATCCACGCATGGAACCAAGGTATTCCAAACGGTTCTACTGGTTTGAGCGAAGACGCTGGTACCAATGATTACCGTTGCACCATTACTGCATTGGTTTATGACCACCCATACACCCGTACGGGCGTTTCATACTTGAACCAAGATATGGCACCAAACGCAGGAAGCGTTAAGCCTGGTAACGTTCGTTTAGCATTTAAGTTGTTTAACTGCTGGCCTGGCGTTTTTGCAATGAACGGTTTGAACGCTGGAGACAATGGTATCCTTATCCAGCAGATGACAATTCACCATGAAGGTTTCCAAATTGGTGTAACCCCACAACAGATTCAAGCATTGGTTCCAGGAATTTCAGTTACCGCATAATTTAAAACAATTTACAATTAGGAGCATTACATGTCTACAGACCTCGCTGCACAAGCAGCCGCAGCAAACAACGCAATCCTCAGTGACCCTGCGCCTCGTGTTGACCAACCAGGAAGCGTAAAAGTTGAACTTCTTCGTGGTTTACTTATGCCCAATTCTGACGCATGGCAAACCATTGCAACAGTTAGGGAACTAACTGGAGCAGATGAAGAAGCATTGTCGGCTTATGACGTTCGTAACGACGTAACATATTCTGAATATATGTCGCAACTTCTTAAACGAGCCGTTGTAAAAATTGGGGAAATTGAGGTTGCTGACAACGTTGAGATTGTTGACAAACTTATCATCGGTGACCGTGACGTACTGTTCATGGGAATCATTAAAGCCACATATGGGCGTTACCGTGAATTTGACGTAACTTGCCGTGAGTGTGATGGTAAAAACAGCATTACTGTTGACCTAGAAAAAGACTTCCCAATTGATGGGGCAAAAGACGATATCCATAAGAACATGTCCGTCACATTGAAAAACGGAACAGTCGTAGAACTGTCTTACCCTACTGGGGCTGACAGTCAGGCAGTGTCTAAAAAGGCAAAAACAACAGCAGAGCAAAACACCATTATGTTGGCTCGCTGTGCAGTGCTGGATGATAAGAACCCCACAAAAGCAGAGGCGTGGGCACGTGGGCTTTCTTTGGCTGACCGTAACAAGTTGGTTAAAGTACTTCTTTCAGCACAACCAGGGCCTCGTATGGAGGAGGTGAAGACCCAATGCGCTCACTGTAATGCTAATATTGTTCTAGCATTAGATTGGGTCTCACTTCTATTTGGATAACTTAATCCAAACATACTGGGAATACGACATGATTGCCTCTGCGTACGGAGGTTTTGGTCTTGAGGAAATCAAGACTATGACAGTACGCCAAAGAGCCTTTTGGTACAAAATGGCTAGTTGGCGTAACTCTAATTCATAAAGGCAGAGTATGGAAGCAAGTCTTGGTGATGGTGCATTTGCAGGGCAAGGAGGAAGCCCTGAAGAAGGCCGTGCCGCATCTGGAGTAGGCAACTCCACAGTTAACTCTCGCCTTAGTGTTGACCTTCAAATGCTTAAAGGTCTCAATGACGAACTTACAAAGTTAAATGACAACACTAAAAAGATTAAATCTAACTTTAAATCTTTAATTAAGGACACTAAGGACCTTACTGCTGAACTTAATAAAGCAGCCACTGCTATGGGCAAAGTTAGTGGTAGGTCAAGTAGCAGTTATATGGACACCAGCAAAGGTATGCCAGCCGCTGCATCCATGTCTGAAAAATCAGACGCTGCTGTAAAAATCCTTAAGCAACTTCAAAGTGGTGGTGGCGGTCTTGGAGGAGGCGGTGGAGATGGAGGTGGAACGCTTGGTGGTATAACTGACATATACAAGAGTTTTACAGGTGGTAAACAACTTGGTAAAACAAACGCCGTAGCAGCAGCAATTAACATGATTAATGAGCAAGTCATTAGTCGTATTGATGACCGTGTAGATAGAAACAAAGCGTACGCTATTGGAGCGGACAAACTTAGCGTAATGCTCCAGCAAACCACTGGTTTGTCACAAAACCAAGTATCTAACCAAATGCGTATGCCATTAACCAAATACAGACTTGGTGCTAATGGTATTAATGACCTTCTCTCATTAGAAGCACGTACGGGTATTAGTGCTCAAGGTAACGCTTCCTCAGTTGAGGCTATGCGGACTCTCAGTGGTTTTGGATTGAGCACTGGTCAGATTGCTGACTCTATGCAACAGATGGGTTCAGCCGACGTAGTAAACCGTATGTTTATGATGACGGGCACCAGCATGTATGGCATTGGTGGTAAGCAAAAGAGCCAGATGCAGGTAGTTCAAGACCTTACTAAACGCTTGGGATTGTCTAATGAAGAAATCCTTAAAGGTGGTATGCAACAAGGTTCTGTTGTTCGCCAACGTTTGGAAATGGCTGGCGTAGGCGAAGACCTTCAAAATCAAATTTTAAACTACGCTAAATCAAATGTTCAGTTTAAGAAAAAGGGTGGTACTGGTATGTACGACCCATCAAACCGTGAACATACAAAGTTGATGGGCGTTGAAGATAACTTTGCTACACAACAGGCTGAAACTGAACGTACTGGGGTAGCACGTGAAGAACAAATGTATAAGCGACAAGCGGACAATTACGCTGACATGGAAAAGAACCTTCAAAAGGTTAACGCTGCTTTAGGTAAGTTTGAAGACGCTTTGCAAGGAATTATTGGAACACGTACGTCACTTCGTGGAAACTTATTTGCTAAAGCCTTGCCATTTCTTGGCGGTGCTATTGGATTTGCTGCTGGTGGTCCAGCGGGAATGGCGGCTGGAATTGGAGTTGGAAGTGCTGTTGCTGGAACG